TCTCTTCATTCACACGCTCTGAGATCGTGAGCTCTATGCAGGTTCTCACTGATGGTGGTCTAGACTTCCGTAATCATATGGAAGCAGTTGGTAATGTAGCGGCTCAGTTCAATAGAGATATAGCTGATGTAGCTAAAGCGTTGGCAACAGCTGCGCGCACAGGGGATTTTAAGGCTCTTGAGGCGATAGGTGTTCGACCTGATATGCTAGCTAAAGCTGGCGTGGGCTTCGGAACAACTAAAGGTGGGGAGCTGGAGGTTACTACCGGCACAGGCTCTATAATAGAAGCCTTCAATCAAATAGGACGTGTCAACTTTGCTGGGGCTATGACTCAGGATATGAAGAGGTTTAGTGTCCAGTGGAAGCTATTCAAGGAAGCTGCTTTTGATATCCTATTGCCTTTAGGTACCAAGATACTTCCTATGCTTTCAGAAGGGCTACGAGTCTTCGGCCGTTTTCTATTGGATGCCGGTCACGCTGCCAGAGTATTCTGGGATGCTATACACCCAGTTTTGCCAGCATTCGTTTTAATGTTCAAAGCTCTGGCAGGAATGGTAGCAGCTCGGGTTTTTGTTACTATCGTGGGTGGCTTACTAGGTATGGCCAGAGGAGTGACTTTAGTGGGTTTAGCGGCTCATGGTCTTAATGCTGCTTTATTCTTACTTGGCCGTAATCCATTAGTAGCTATCTTTACAGTGTTTGTAGGGCTAGCTACTATCGTCATAGATAGGTTCATAGGCTGGGCTAACGCTATGCGTTTTGCTGCTAGTGTTGGTAAGCATCTTATGGACGTGCTTGGGTTGATAGTTCGGTTCTTTAAGAGTATCTGGGATGCTTTGCAGCCCTCTATACAAAAGATTAAGGAGACTTGGGATAGTTTATCAGCAGCTGCTAAAGCTCTTTGGGAAGAAAACCTGAAACCTGCTTGGGAAGCTATAAAAGAGGGTGCGAGAGCTCTTTGGGAAGATCACGTAAAACCTAAATGGGATGCTTTTGCAGAAGGGTCTAAAATTCTCTGGCAAGAAGGTCTAAAACCGACTTGGGATAACATAGTTGAAGGGGCTAAGCAGCTGAAAGAAACTGTGGGTGAGAGGTGGTCTGAAACAGCTGCCAACTTTAGCGATTTCAAGACAGGCCAAATTTCAGGTTGGGACTTCCTGTGGAAAGAGGTACAGAAGACGTGGAGAGCCTATAGTGAAGGATCAGAAGGCTTGCGGAAGGTTTTAGGAAGTGACTTAAGCGAAATAGGTCGAGCTCTAGAGACCTTCAAGACTGATCACCCGAAGATGTGGGAGGCAGTGGAATCTGAGATCCAAAGGACTTGGGATAAATATGCTGAAGGTTCCACCAGTTGGCGGAGATTACTTGCTGGTGACTTAACTCAAGTTAAGAATGACTTAGATGCTTTCGGGGCAGATCATCCTATTGCATGGGAAAATATATGGGGTGAGATCCGTAGAACTTGGGAGAGTTATACTCGCGGCTCAAATACTTGGCGGGGTCTGTTGTCAGGAGATTTAAGTGGAGTCTCAGCGAGTCTTAGCACTTTTGGTGAGAATCACCCTGTTGCTTGGGAAGCCGTCCGAGCGGAGGCACAGCGCACTTGGGATAGGTATGTAGAGGGGTTAGGAAAGTGGCGTGACTTCTTTAGACCTGTTTTTGACGCCGTTAATGCTGAAATTATCACCGAACGAGATACAGGACACTCACTATTATGGGAAGCTCTGTGGACTGAAGTGTCTCGAACCTTTGAAGAGTACAAGACTGGAATGACTTCTTGGAAGGATCACTTCCGGGGCGTATGGGATGCTATTAAAGCGGATATGACAGCTCACTCTACCGAACATCCCACCTTCTGGGGTACCATAGTAGAGGGTGTTAAGGTTCATTGGAAGGCTTATGAGGATGGGTTAAATTCCTGGAAGAAGATGTTTGAGGATACCTTTAATGGACTGCAGTCATTCTTAGGTACGTGGGATCCTCCAGAAGGAGCATTCGGGGCGATACGTAATGCTTGGGAGGGCTTTAAGGAAGGTATCTTTGGTATTTGGGAGGCTATTAAGAATAAATTAGCTGAGGGTCTACGTTTCCCTAGTATCGTTAATCCCCTAACTGAACCGGGAATGGGACTTCCGGGAGGTACTGGTGGAAGTACGGGTGGTGGAAAGATAGGAGCTCCTGAGATGTTTTCGTGGCCTACTAGAGGACCTCTTACACAAACGTTTGGTGATCCTCCAGGACATAAAGGCCTAGATATAGCGGGAGCTACAGGTACTCCTATAGGGGCTGCTAAGAGTGGATCAGTGTCACATGCAGGATATGCTTCAGACTATGGAAACTACGTGGATATGCAACATCCGGGTGGATGGGCCACTAGATACGCTCACCTATCTGAGATATTAGTGGGTCTAGGTGAGTCGCTAGGTGCTGGCGAATGGTTAGGTTTAATGGGAAGTACAGGTAGGTCGACAGGACCACATCTCCATTACGAGATGCGATCTGGTGGTGCTCTAGTAAATCCATTGGATTGGCTTCCAGGATTAGCTCGAGGGGGTATAGTGAGTAGGCCTACGGTAGCGTTGATTGGCGAAGCAGGTCCAGAAGCTGTGATACCGCTGAATAGAGGATCTAGTATGGACACGGGTGGCGGGATGGAGTTACATGTACATGTTGAAGGTAACACATTTGTAGGTAATGATCCTAACATGGCTAGACATCTTGCAGATGAGGTTAGCCGTGTAATTATGAGAGAGTTCTCATTCACTGGAGCTTTCTCACAGATTAGGCGATAGCGAATGGCTTACGAGATCCTTATAGACGGTAACGACTATACACAGTATGTACCTCAGCAGTCAGTCTCAGTTAATGAGGCAGTGGAGTATAGAGGACATCAGATGTCGTTAATTGTCCGCCTGGAAAATCCAGGAGCTCTTGGATCTGTAACGAGACCTAAAGCTGGTAACATTGTACGCTGGTCAGATCCAAGTAAGGTCTTTGAAGGTCAGATCGTGGCAGTTGATCCTGCACGAGTACAAGTACCTACAGATGATCTTCCGGATGTGTGGATATATAGCTGTAGGGCCATTGATTATAGTTTGCTCTTTGATAAGAATTTGGTGGCCAAGAGTTACGCCTCTCAAGCTGCAGAAGATATTGTGATTGATATTGTTGCTAATTACACATCAGGGTTCACTACAAACAATGTACAAACTGGAGCAGCTACAGTTCCACAGCAGGACTATGACTATAGATCTCCATCTGATTGCATCCAAGAACTAGCACGTATGGTCGGCTGGAGCTTTTACATAGATCATGATAAGGATGTCCACTTCTTTGCGTCAGAGACTTATCTAGCTCCGGTAGTATATCTTGACTTAGATACAGATGCTAGTATCTATAATGTGGTAGGACCTAGTGAATCTATAGAGCAAGAGCGTAATAGACTATACGCAAAAGATTTCAAGGTGCTTAATCCAGATCGCTATGTAGAGAACTTCACGGCTAATGGTAACCAAAAGTTCTTTGGTTTAGCCGTAGAACCTTCTATAGACATAGCTGATGTTGAAGTTTTCTTGAATGGTGGAGCACAAAGTTTACTTGAAGATTTTGTTAACTCTACCCCAGGAGATGGCCTAACAGCTACTGGGACAGCCTTCTTTTGTCAGTACAATTGGGGTATTAGGTTTCCTGATGGTTCAACGCCGCCTTCAGGAGCTAGCATAGCTGTACGTTATAGCTCCTACAAGCCAGAGAATATTCTCATATATGAAGACTTGGGAGCACAGGCGGAAATGGCATCTCGTGAGGGTGGTGATGGTGTACACGAGTATATGATATCGCTACCAGATTTGAGAGCTACAAACTCTGATCCTATAGCAGCCCGAGCACAAATCGAGTTAGCAGTCTATGCTCCAGTGTACAGTAAAGTAGGCTTTCGAACCTTAGTAGCGGGATGGCATGCAGGTCAAGCGCTACAAGTAGTGTCGCCGATACACGACTTTGATCAGATCATGTTCGTAACTAGAGTCTCAAAGAAGCCGCTTAGCGCCAGTAATGAGTCTGGAGATACAGTTACTGAATATAGTGTTGAGCTAGCTCGAAAGTATGATGTGTATGTATGAGTGATGTAGAAAGTTTCGTTAGGTTGCTCCGCACTATGTATGATAGCCGACAATTTACGCGGGGGACTCAAGCTAACCGTGTAATACAGCTCGCTGTTCAACCGAGAGATGCATTCTCATTAAATGACCAAATAGGTGTGGCGGAGACTGAACCTATATTATGGGATGGAGTGCATCAATGGTCTCCAGGTCATAGATGGGGTGGTCATAGAACATTTGGCTCTGCCACTGCTGCAGCTACTGGTTCGCCACCTCAAGCAGTACCAGTGACGGCTTTATCCTGGGTTGATTACTTCAGCCCAGATCTGTGGAGACTACCGATAGCAATACCTAGCGGTCAATCAGCTACTGAGACTATTGATTTGAATGGAGCGGGATTAGTAGGTCTTATACTTCCGACATCTTGGACATCGGCCTCTGTGACTATACAAGTTGCAGCTTCTGCTGAAGGTACGTTAAGGGACTTATATGATGACAGAGGTGAAGAGGTCCAATTGCCTGCTCGGCCAGGCTCAGCGTTACACGCAAAAGAATTTATGAACGTTTGGCAGTTCGTTAAGTTTAGGAGTGGTAAAGGGGCATCCCACGTCAATCAAGAAGCGGAACGTACTATTTGGCTTTTAGCTAAAAAGCCGGTGAGGTACTGGAGTTAGGATGAGTTTATCGGACGAATTTGGAATGGCAGGCCGCGTCGTCGTTACGATGGAAGATGTTCGTAACGGTAGAAAATGGACTGCCTGGGATAGACACAATTTAATAGTAGCTACTGTACGCACAGGGTTGGTAGCTTGGCTTACTGGATCATCCTTTAATCCACCTAACTGGATAGGCATAGGTACTGGAACAGCAAGCGCAACAGCTATTAGTGCCTCAGGTCTTCAGTTTGAAACCGTACGTCAATCAGCTACTGTGCGAGAAAACCTATCACAGTATACAGCTAAGTATGTAACTACCTATGGAACACCTATAGGTAATGGAACCATACGAGAGGCGGGTCTCTTCAATGCTTCAGGTGCTGCAGGCGCTCTATTTGCTATAGCAGCAATGAATGTAGTGAAGAATAGTTCTAATGCCATGTCTATTACATGGTTCTTAGCAGTAATGAGTGGGAGTGCTTTATAATGCCTACCTTGCCAGTATCCGCTATATCAGCCCAAACACCTGTTACTGCCATGCAGTACAACGACATGATCAGTTCTGTCCAGGTTATTCCAACACCAGGATGGGCTGATTGGACTGCCACTGGAATGGCATCAGGCCAATATATTTTATGGCAAGGTACACCAGCTTCCAGCCCCAATAATCGCTGGACTTATATGTTTATGAGACCTCGTTATGTAGGTGGGTTTAATCCCGAAACATCGTTACGCAATACCAGTGCCTACATTGTAATGGGTATGATACGAAATGAGGCTTGTATAACCACGGGTAAAGTAAGCGGTACGTGGGAAACATCACCTACAGCTACATGGAAATTAGGGGATGGAGCTACTGGGAATCAAGGGCCTGATAAAGTACTTGGCCGAACTACTGCTACTATTATAGGCAGTACTTACATACAATGGGATTTAGCTAGTGTGATCACTGCTACACTTTATAGCCAATTTGAAGTAGCTAGCTTGGGAGGAGGTGCTACAGCTAGCGGTGTACTACGAGTCTCTACGGATGGCGCAGCCTTTACGAATATATCAGCACATACCGCTAATGGGGCAGGTGAGCAGGGCACGGCTTGGGTAAGTGCGGGAGTGGTACTGCGCTATGTACAGTTGTCACTACATAACTTCGGCGCTGCTGGGGGTACTGCGAGTATAACGGCTTACGAGATAGGTATCTATACAGCCTCAGCTTGGGATAGTGGAGTTAGTGGAGATACTTTTGTAACAATGGTGTCGGCTACGCATAGTGGCGGTATCTTTATGATGATACAATCAGCTGCCACATACATATCAGCAGAATATGCTAGTGCTTGGCCCGCTTGGCGAAGATAGTAAAAACAAAAATAAAAGGAGGAGTAGCAATGGAAGAGGTCTTAAGAGCTGGGGAGGCTCATTATCAGGAGGTAGGGCATGAGGGATTGCCTGAGATAGTCATACATGGGTCTGCGATCGTTAGGCTCGTAAAGAGCCCGACGACTCACGCCTATGAGACAGCCTTACAGCATATGATCGAAGTAGAGTATGCCTCATGTGCTGGCTGTGGCGACGTCATCTATGATCTTCGTCTCAGGGATGCCGACGCTGAAGAGGTAGAAGACGAGGACGTAGGCAAAAAGAAGTAGGAACGGGCCGATGATGGATCTGCTAGTGGAAAGCCACTAGCAGGTCTGAGGCAATGTAGTTAATGGCTGTGAGAAAGATATGGAGTGGATCTTTGCTAATTGGGAAAGGTTGGGATCTGCAGGTTTTGGCATAGGTGCGGTAATAGTATTATATACTGGGTTTAAGAGAGTGTGGATTTGGGGTTGGGCTTATGACGAGAAGGCTAAGGAAGCAGAGTTCTGGAGATCAATAGCTCTAAGAGGTATCGAGGCCGCGGATAAGGGACTCAGTGTAGTTGACAAGGTAGTAACCAAAGGACCTTAATAATGAGGTGGTTAAACAACTTGTTTTGTAAGAAACTAGAATCAGAACCTAAGATTGAGAAAGAGACTATACAAGCAGCCTCAGAGCGTTTAGAGGCCATTGAGCGAAGACTTCAGTATTTGGAAACTATTGTTGATCTGAGGCAACGTCAATGGAAGCAATAGTGTTTCTAATCCTGATATCTATTAGTGTAGTTTTATCAGTGTTTAACATGTATGAGGCTATACTAGACTGGCGTTACTATGTTACTAGTAAGCCAAAACAGGAGAGAAACGGGGTGGAAAGAACGGCCAGATTCCTTATAGTTATCAATTGGGCTTTATTAGTGGCCCGGATGGCTTTCTGGCTTCTGGCCTTATATTACCTAGATCGAGTACATCCTGTAGATTCCTTCCAAATTCCCACATGGCTTGTGTACACAGCTTTCATATTAGTAGGTATCATGCACGTAACATCTGCATTGGCTACTTGGTTATCTAGACAGATTTGGAGGAAACATAAATGAGTAATATGGAAATGTGGGCTATGATTGTAGGCTTTATATTACCTGCAGTTATAGCCGTGATTCAGAAAGTGAAGTGGTCAGATCAAGTACGCTCCTTAGTAGCGTTCGTCATCTGCATCATCACTAGTGTCGGCACGCTCTTCTTTAATGATGGCTTTACTGACTGGACAAATACTCCGAAAGTATTCTTGTTGATAATGGTAACAGCCATCACTACATATCAAGGCTTCTGGAAGCCTACAGGCGCTGCAGGCGTCATCGAAAGAAACGTGCTACCATGAGTGAGCTTCCTGATATTACTTGGAGGTAAACGATGTCAATACTTACACAACCTCCAGCAGAGATACCACCAACCACAACAAAAGAAGAACAGCTACATACAGCTGCTCAAAGACAAATCAATAGAGTGTGGGAGTACACTCAAATGATCATAGCCACGTCTGTAACTTTCTGTTGCCTGTACGTTGGTGCATCATTAGCCTTAAGAGATAGCAAGATACTAATTCCAATAGAGGTCTTCCCGCTCTTTATTCTAGCGGCTGCTTTCTTCTTGGTGATTGGCTTCTATTTTGGCAGAACTAATCATGCGCGTATAGGCGACCCAGTAGCTGGAAAGATAGAAGACAAAATAGATAGTAGGTAGAGGGGGTAAGA